TACTCAGAAGAAAGAAAAGCCAAGAATTACAAATGCGATAACAACTGATAAAAATCCACATGTTGGTCACACTATGAAAGAGTGCATGTTTTTAGCAGGTTGTCCGGCTTGTGAAAAGGCGAGAGGATCTCAACAAAACTTACTTATAGATTTCTGAACATGTTTACTTAGACATAAATGAGTCGCTCTGATATATTATTTGAATCAATCCAAAATTTTTACACATGTGAAAAAAATTCTCTGTATCTGTATGATATACTTGAAAAACGTAAAGGGATTTCTTTAAGGAACCTGGAATGGTTTATAACTGATTATTCAAAGAAGAAAAATCTGTCATACACATCTAATGGCAAACCATTTATGGTACATTGCGCCTACAAGTCAAGCCTTGATGGGTACAGTAAGAAACTCTTTGACCCTTTTTGTAGAACTCAAAAGTTTGAGTATGAGATACCAAACACAAATGGTATAAAAATTCAGACAACTGTTGCGCAATTAAACTTTATTAAATGGTGTATACAACACAACATCATTGATTACATCACCACCCAAAGTCTTGTGAAACAAGTCCATTGCTGTAAGTAACTGTAGCAAATCCAGTGTAATAAATGTACATATTGTATGCATTAGTAACTAATGTATTGTTTAGTGAATAAAGAGAACAGTTTATAAAAGTTGATCTGGAAATCATTTGACCAAAATCAAGAGACCCAGATGGCTGTGAATTAGCTGGATTTAAACAAAATGAATATGTATAAATATTTCTATCTGGTGTACAAAGTGAATGATTATAGGGCTGATTGAATTTAAAATAATATGAACCATCTTTCTGATTTCTAAGTGTTACACTCTGACAAAGTCCTGTGAGTTGGACCCCATTTAAATAGATAAGAGTCTGTGAAATTATAGGAAAGTTTGTTTCTTGCTGTGCCAGTGTATTAGTACTTGAAAATGGTAATTGGTAATCTTGATTTGAAAAGTTAAATCTATTATTAAAGTATGTTGAATCGGCTGAATCTTCATACATTTGATTACGTATAAACCAGTGAAGAACTTTTACAGGTACATTAGGTGTCAGATTAGCTACAATCGGTGTTTGTGTAACTGGATACACGGAATCATTGCGAGTAAAACTAACCATGTTCCTCTGAATATTGTTTCTAAGATAGTGTCGTTCAGCATCACCAAGTACAATTTCATTTGTGACCAGATACATGTTAGTCATTGACACAGATGTAGCAGAACTAAAAAATGTAATTGGATTAAATGTAATTGTAACAGTTATATTACGATGTTTATGCGCCGCACATGTTAAGAAACCTGGTTTAAAGTATGAACTTCCATGTTCTGACGAGGTGAATGAAGAAGAATGTCTCCTTGAAAAGAAAAAGTGCAAAGGAATATATAAATTTCCTCCATTTACTCGATCTACATTTGTTATAGCATAGTATATTTCAATTTCTTCTTGTGTATAATATAGTTCAGTGTACATGACATTCCAGTCAGTCTTTATGATTTCGAGAACAACATCATCTGCATTTAACTGAATCTGATTAATCATAGTTAGACCAACATCATTAGAATACTGAGCTCCACCAGTTAAAGGCGGTAAAGTGCACTTTAAGTACATATTTTGGAGAATATCACCCATTTCTTTTGGATGAAGATTAAACATAATTTTTTGGTTAAATGGCCAGTTTGTTGAACCATCGTTATTAAGTTGTATACTTGCAGAATATTTTGTAAATTGTGTATGTTGAATATTTTTAAACTGAAAAAATGAATCGCCTACATTACTTGTTAAATATGTATCTTGTAGACCAATGGCATCAAGTGAAAGAACCGCACCTGTACCAGCCTTTCCGATTATTGACTCGGGTTTGCACTCCATTATTACTACTGTTGTACCATATTTTTAATATCAACTTTCCACATGTCTAAAATAGCTGTGTCCCTAAGAAGTTCAAGCTCTTCAGTTGCCTGGGTAGACTCTTTTGTCAACTTTGCAATAGCCTCTTCAGTATACTGATATGTCTTGATATCCAAGAGGTAATCAAACGCGCCAAACTTTCTCATCAGTTCATCTTCCAAAGAACTCTTTTTTCTTTTGAAGATTATGAGATCACCATCAACAACCTGACGAACAAACTTTGCCTTGTTGCTAAGAACTTTAGCCTTTTTTGTTAGTTCCTTGATCATGTTTTGTTTACGCATGGTGTAATACTTGACTCGAATCTCTACAAAGTCGGTAAGTATTTCTTCGGCTGTCATGTACTTTTTTATTCCACTTGTAGGGTGGAACAAGTGCATGTTACTTGTTCTAATAGTTTTACTCAACTTGAGATCCTTGATGAGATCATGACCCTGATAATCAAAAATCTCAAAGTAAACATCATTTGTAGTTGAGTTATTCTTGTACCCCGAAATAATCTTTTTTTCACAGAGTTCATCAAGATACTCCTTATAATCCTGAATCCATCTACCTGGAGAAAGTTCAGTGACTGTAACAGTTGTACCACTTACTGTATACAGTCCCTGTGTAGACCAGGCAAACTTATCAACTGGGTCCTGTGTTATCGCCCCCTTGAAACCTCTGAACCACGGAACCATGTTTACAATTGGAAGACCCCTGAGAACTCTTTCAATGTTGTCCCTGATATCAACCGGGTTAAACGGTGGAACATAACAACTAAATCCGGTTCCAATTCCCTCTGTTCCATTTATCAAGACTGTTGGTAAGACTGGAACAAAAAACTCGGGTTCAATCTGTTTTCCTTCATCTGATAGATACTTGAGAACCGGATCATCTCTTGGATCAAAAAGTTTTCTGGCATCGGGTGTCAACTTTGTGAATATGTATCTCGTCTGACTTGCATCTTTTCCACCCATCAAACGAGTTCCAAACTGTCCACAGGGCTCAAGCAAGTGTATATTGTTTGAACCTGTGAAATCATGAGCCAATTTAACAATTGTTTCCGCCAGTGAAACTTCTCCATGATGATACGAAGTCTTTTCTGATACATATGAAGCCAATTGTGATACTTTCATTTCATCATGGGTAAGACCCTTTTCAAAACATGCGTAGAGAACCTTGCGTTGAGATGGTTTCAGACCGTCACACATATTTGCAACAGACCTTCTGAGATCAGCAAGACTAAAATTTATGAGATCCTTGTGAATAAACTCTGAAATCTGTAAACCAGAAATTGAACCATAATTAACCTCCTTTGTAGAAGATGAATTATCAAGGAGCCATTGCTTCCTATCATCCGCCTTGGACTTGTCAAATGCCAAAACAATTGCATCCTTTGAAGATTCATCAGTCTGAAACGAAACTGTAAGTTGTTTGATATTCTTGAAGTACTCGCGGGCTTCTACAGATGTCGAAGTTCCAAGTCCCTTGTAATACTTGATTTTCCACCCAGTTTTACCATTTTCATACCAAGCTCTAAATGAAGAGTCTGTGTAAAATGAATGAGACTCGGACCCTTTGACAGCTTTGATAATTGGGGTCACCATACTTACAACAAAATCAAGTTTTAGGAGACTTGGCCAAAAGTAATGAATCATATTGAGTATAAGCCCCTTGATGTGACTCCCATCATTGTCAGCGTCTGTCATAATCATCAACTTTCCATATCTAAGTTCACTCACTGTTGTGTACTCTTTGCCTTGTTGGAGACCTAAAATCTTTTTGAGGTCATTAAACTCTTGATTTGCCAAGAGTTGTTTGACGCTTGCATCCCTGACATTTTTACACTTTCCTCTAAGTGGAAAGACTCCATACAAGTCCCTTCCAACAACAGAGAGTCCAGAAACTGCAAGGGTCTTGGCAGAATCACCTTCAGTCACAATAAGAATACACTTTTCAGATCTTGCACCGCCTGCAAAGTTGGCATCATCAAGTTTAGGAATGCCTGTAATCTTAGATTTTCTTGCACCGTCAGTCTTTTTGAGTTCCTTGAGTTCCTTGAACTTGGCAATTGCAAGAACTTCATCTTGTATTCCAGTCTTGAGAATACTTTTTATAAACTTTGGGGTAACTTCAAACTTACTTCCAAAATCATTCACCTTCAAAGTGCACTCAGATTTAACTTGGCTACCAAATGTAGGATTTACCAAAGTTGAGCGAACCATGACAAAGAGTGTCCCCTTTACATTTTGAGGTTTCAAAACAATTTTTTTAGATGCAAGTTCTTCAATGATGTTACTTACAAGTACACTCACAACATGGTCTACATGAGTCCCACCTTTTGTAGTACAGACTCCATTGACAAATGAAACTTGTTGAAATCCATCACTACTTGGTGCAACAGTCACAGACCACCTTTCAGTGTTGAGACTTGTGACCATCACATCCTCTCCTAAATACATTTTGGCATATACCTCTGTAGTCATCTGCTCAAGATGTTTCTCTTGAAAAAAAATTTTACAGTTTGAACTTGTACAGACAACTGCGTCATAGACCCTCTTTTCAATAATTTTAAAAAAGTCTTGATCGAGATGAGTCATTCCAAAACGTTTCCAATCTGGTACAAATGTAATCTTGACAGATGAGTTTGTATATGCATGCTTTTTAACAATCGGTTCATCAACTTGAGACATGTTATTGGTCCAAGACTGTTTGTAATGTAATTTATTTTCAGCATCACAAATTTCAACTGTAAATAAACTTGAATAAATATTGGCAAGTTTAGCACCGTACCCATTTCTACCACCAACTACACGCTCTTGTGTATCATCATAGTTTGTACTTGTAAGAAGATGGCCGAATGTCAATTCTGGATTCCAGATACCCTCAGTCTCATGTTTTACAACTGAGATACCGCCAAGAGGGCCATTGTTTCCAATACAAATTGAACCAATTTCCTTGTCAACAATTACACTAATACTCTTGACAAGTTTTGGGAACATTGAATTTCTATCAATTGCATTCACAAGTATCTCATCAAATATTTTTAGGAGAGCTGGTGAATATGTAAGATTTTGCTGTATAAATTTATTTTCACTGAGAATCCAGGACTGTTCAGATGTGGGTGCAGTTGGGCCAACATATGAATCAGGGCGCTTGAGAATATGCTCGAGATGGGAAATCTTTTGAATAGTCTCCATTTTACTTACTAACACTGTGAACTATTTTTTTATCTGCTTAATATAAATGTGGATGAAAAAAAAGTTTATCATTCCAGCACTATTTTGTAGGTTTACCATGGTACAAGTGTCCTCAAAATTTTGATTTTAAAACTCTTTCGTGTTATAAAAAAAACCCCGATTCAGTAACAAATCTCAAAGTTTCATTTCTTAAATGAAGTCGCAGTCGCATAAGCAAGTTTATCAACAGCCTCATTCAATGGGTGACCGTTATGCGCCTTGACCCATTTCCAAGTTACATGGGGTCCCGCAAGATCGTCAATTTGTATCCAGATTTCACGATTTTTAATAGGTTGACCAGCGGCTGTCTTCCATCCATTCTTTTTCCAGTTGAGTATCCACTTGGTAATTCCATTCTTGAGATAACAACTATCTGTATAAATAGTAACAGGCTGTTTTCCAGTGTGTTCCAGACACTTGA